GGACTAAGTTTAGAATTCCAGGACTTAACTTTAGTATTAAAGATAGTACAGCTACAAACGACTACGTTTTAACTGTTGATGCAAACGGTGATGCAGGTTGGGAAGCTGTTGCTGCCGCTGGTACAGGTGAAAAATATGTCAATTTTTATGCTAGTGGATCTCTTTCTAATACTGGATGCACTACAGCCGCAGGTTATCAGGCAGGTAATGCTTTAGCTAGTGGTGAAGATGAAAATACTTTCTTTGGATGCGAGGCTGGTAAAAGCGTTACGACTGGTACTAATAACACCTTTATAGGAGCAAAAGTTGCTGAAGCTGTAACTACTGGAAGTCATAATACAGCTATTGGTAGAGATGCTTTTAAAGTCGCTACTACAGCAGAAGCTAACGTAGTTGTAGGTGGTAACTCTGGTGATTCAATTACGACAGGTAATGATAATACTGCTGTTGGTTACTTATCTTTAGCAGCGAATACGACAGGCTTACAAAATTCAGTATTTGGTAAATGGGCGGGATATGCTATTACTACAGGTCAACGCAATACAGCGATAGGTGTTAATGCTTTTAAGACAGCTACTACTGCAAATTACAGTACAGCTATTGGTGCTGAAGCTCTGCAAAATGGAACTGCCAGCAATGCTGTAGCTGTTGGATTTGAAGCTTTAAAAAATGCAACAAATGGTGATAATGTTGCTGTTGGTTATGGAGCTGGAAAAGCAAATACTTCTGGAAATGGAAATACTTTTGTAGGAAGTTTATGCGGAAATACAGTAACAACTTCAGGAGATAATTCTGCTTTCGGTGCTGATGCTTTTAGAAATGGTACTGGTACTAATAATACAGCTGTAGGTCATTCAGCTCTCAAAGCATGTACAGGTACATATAATGTTGCGATTGGAAAAGGAACAGCACAAAGTTTAACTAGCGGTGGATATAGCGTATTTTTAGGTAAAGATGCAGGAGGAGGAGCTACTGTTACTGGTAATTACAATATAGGAATTGGTAATCATGCTTGTTATTCATTAACGAGTGGTAATAATAATAATTCCATTGGAGCTGACTCATTATTAAGTATTACAACAGGAAGTAATAATAGTGGTTTAGGCATGGATGCTTTAAGAGCAGTTACAACAGGAAGTAATAATATTGGTTTAGGAAAAGATGCAGGAAGAAATATAACTACTTCATCAGACAATATAGCTCTTGGTTATCACGCTTTATATAACGTAGTAGATGGTGGTGAAAATATAGCTATTGGTAAGGAAGCTCTTTTTGGTCTACCTACTGGTAATGAAAACCAAGGTAACGTAGCAATAGGTAGTGAAGCTCTTACATCTCAAACTACAAACGACTTTAGATACTTCGTAGCTATTGGTCATCGTGCTATGAAGGACTATAACTATGCTGCTGCAAATAGTGGATCAACTGCTGTTGGAGCTTTTGCCATGCAAAATGTTACGACTGGAGATCGTAACGTAGCTTTTGGTAAAAACTCTTTAAATGATTGCACTACAGGAAGTTATAACGCTGTCTTTGGTACTTACACAGGTCAAGAAATAACTACTGGTAGTCATAACACACTGCTAGGTATGTATGCAGGTAGATATATCACAACAGGTGGCAGTAATGTAACTATTGGATCTGATGCTGGTGATAACATAACTACTGGTACTGGAAATATTGTAATAGGAAGATCTGCCGATGCTAGTGCAGCAAATGTAAATTATGAAGTAACTATAGGTAGTGCAAATATTACTAAGTTCAGAATTCCAGGTATTAACTTTGTAATTAAAGATACTACTGCAACTGATAACTATGTCTTAACCGTCGATGCTAATGGTGAAGCTGGTTGGGAGGCTGCTGCTGGAGGTGGCCCAGGTACAGGTGAACAATACGTTCATTTAGAAACTACTAATAGTCCTAGTAATACTGGAGTTAATACCTTTGCTGGTTATAACGCGGGTAATGCTTTTACTACAGCAGATCATACAACATTATTTGGATATCAAGCTGGATCTTCAATCACAGGAGCTGGTAATAATTCCTTCTTTGGTTCTAATGCTGGTAAAGATACAACAGGAGTTGATAACAGTGGTTTTGGACAAGCAGCACTTGAGTCGAATACGACTGGTACAAATAATGTAGGTATAGGAAGAAAAGCTTTACAAAATAATACTACTGGAGCTGACAATATAGCAATAGGACATGAAGCTTTAAAATCAGGAACAACTAACACTCAAACAATTGCTATTGGTTCGCAAGTATTTGCCCAAGGTGCAGATAGTTACAACGTAGCTATAGGATATTACGCATGTAGGTGGCAAACAGGAGATTCAAATGTAGCTATAGGACATTCAGCGTTGCATTACGGTTCTAACTGCGATGACAACGTAGCTATAGGCTACTATGCCATGAATGGTAATAATAGTACTCCTTGTAGTGGAGACAAGAATGTAGCTGTTGGTTATGAATCTTTAAAAGCTTATGATACTACTTCAAATAGTACGGCTGTAGGTTATCAAGCTTTAAAATCTTGTACAGTAGGACAGCATAATACAGCTATTGGTTATTTAGCTGGAGATGCATTAACAACAGCATTAGATTGCACTTTCTTAGGTAGGGACGCAGGTGGTGGAGTAACAACTGGTAATTACAACATAGCTATAGGTAATGAATCTATGATGGGTGCTGTTACTGGAGCACACAACGTAGCAGTAGGTAGAGACGGTTTACGTGCTATTACTTCAGGTGCTTATAATATTGCACTTGGTAATGACACAAACAGAGTAAACACAACTGGTAATAATAACATATCTATTGGACATGAGGCTTTATATAACAATACGACTAACGACAACGTAGCTGTTGGCTATCGAGCTTTAAAAGCTACTACATCAGGAACTGGAAACGTTGCCACTGGTCATAGAGCATTAGAAGATAATACAACTGGAGCACAGAATGTAATAACAGGTTTTAATGGAGCTTATAACATTACAACAGGTAGTAATAACACTGGTACAGGTGGATGGGTTATGCATTCCCTTACCACTGGAAACTATAACACTTGCATGGGATATGCAGCGGGGGGTAATCTTAGTACTGGTTCAGATAATACTTGTATTGGTTATAACTCTGGTAAATGGCTTGCTACTGGAAGTTATAATACTGGTGTAGGTATGTATTCTTTACATAATGCAACAGGAAATAATAATGTTGCTATTGGTTATGAAGCAGCTAATGATTTAACTTCAGGAACTAATAATACTGTAATTGGCTATCATTCTGCAAATTCAGGTACTAATGATTTAACTACAGGATCTAATAATCTAATTATTGGTTATGAAGCAGCTGCTAGTTCCGCAACAGTTTCTAATGAAATAACTTTAGGTAATACAGCTATTACAAAATTAAGAGTACCTGGTTTAAATAGTTTTGAAATAAATGATAGTGGTCAATTCTCTGGAGTAGCTTCTACTGCTTCTGGTACAGCAGGGGTACGTAAAATTACAGCTTCTACAAACTCACCTTCTGGCGGGGCAGATGGAGATTTATGGGTAGTTTATTCTTAGACTATAATTAATATAAATAAAATTAAAATAAATGGCGATACATTACGTTGATTATAAAAATGGTGATTCATCTGGAGATGGAACAAGTTTTGCTAATCGAAGAAGTAAAGTAAACGGTTTAAGTGTTTCTGCAGGTGATACTGTAAGAATAATGGGTTCTCCTGATCCAACTTTAGTTGGTACTGGAAAAGCAAGAAGAGGATGGGGTTGGTGGATGTATCAAGGAAATAGTATAAGCACCATTACGTATAGCACAACAGAAGGTGAGACTAACCTTGCGATTGGTGGTTTTGGTAAAAAAGTATTTACAGGAGATACTGTTCAAATTATTGACAATACTGATAATCAATATATTAATGGTACTTGGGAAGTAACACGAGTTGATGATGGCAATATAAAATTAAATGGATATACAGCTCAGAGTGCAACAACAGGTAGTGGTGGAAAAATTACACCTGCTAATGGTCGTAGAATTTTATTAGATACAGCAGTTACAAAAAATGTAGCATCTACTGGACATAGGACAACGACATGGACAGCATCTACAGATGTAACAACACAGTTAATAACATCTTCTAATTTTGCATGGAATAATTCTGAAGCAGCATATAATGAACATTATTATAGTGATGAAGTTCATATTGCTGCAGGTTTTGGAACAGGTAAGGCTGCATATTGGGCTACAGGAACATTAGATCTTTCTGGATATCAACAAATTTCCTTAATGCTTTTATGTAACCTTAGTAGTCAACATTGGGGAAATAATTGTTCTTTACGTTTATGTACTGATAATGCAGGTGCAACTTCTGTTCATACAATTCCACTTGATATTAGTGAACATAATTATCAAGCTTGGTCGCGAATTACAGTAGATTTAGGTACTAATTTAAATAGTTCTATTCAATCAATTGCTTTATATGTAGATACAGATCAAGGAGAACAAAAATTTTGGTTGTCTAATATTATTGCTTGTAAAGCTTCTTCTTCAGCAGATTCATTAACACATAGTTCAGTTATTGGATTAAATACAACTGCTGATCCAACATGGTTTGGAATTCAATCCATTAATGAAAAAAGAATTATTTTAGAAGGTAGACAACAAGCAAGTTCAAGTGATTGGGGTTATTATTCTCCAGGTTATAATGTAGGTTTTTCTAATGATTTTGATGGAACAAATATTTATAAAAGAGAATGTATAATTCCTAAAGAATTAAATAATAGTAATACATCTACAACTACTTGGTCTGATATTACTAGTAAATCAGGGACATATGATAATCAATTTACATTTTCTGGAGGATGGAATACTACAGATATGAGTTCGCAAAGTTTAAATGCGACTTTTTTAGATTTAGTAACAAGAAGAACTACCTTTAACCATAGTAGCTGTAATTGGTGTAATTTCGAAAAATTTGGCATTGTTCGATCATACGAATGGAAATGGTCTCATTGTAATTATTTATCATTAGATCATGTATATATGTCGGGAAGTAGAATGGATGGATCAGTATTTTATCCATACTATTCTTCTTTAAGAAAATGTATTGCATATCTTGCTCAAAGTCCTGTTTATTTTTATCAATGTAGTTTTTATAAAAATGAAGCTGTATCAAGTCCTAGTGTTGCAAATGAAGCAGGTAAAAATGATTATCAAATATATGTAACACAACCATCTGCTTATAATGGAGTAACTTTTACACAAAAAATAGAAAACGGATATTTTGGAAAAATAGTAGTCAGAGGTTGTGGTTACACACAATCAAGAGGAATTAATTTTGGTTCAAATATGAGTGTAGAGTCTAATGCTTTATATATTGATCATTATGAATGTTCATCTTATGAATTAGGGATTTATAGTTATCAAAAAACACCAGTAACAATTAATACTGCTATTTTAAATAATCATGCTGCTGGTATTCTTTATAAACGTGAACCAGGATTAATAACAATTAATAGTTTGACATATACACAAGATGCTGCTGCACCTACAAAACCAGAAAATTATTATAGTCTTAGTGCTACATGTACTTTTCTTTATAATGGACCAGCAAAAATAAATGCACTTTCATTACCTAATAGACAACTTAAAAATGATGGTGCAGAATTTTACACACAAAATGATCAAGTCACAGGAACTTATGCAAGTACTCCTATGAATTTAAGTTCAGGACAATGGTATAGAAGAAATGCAAATAATGTAAGTGGAGCACATGAAACAGTATATAAATATGGAACAATTACTAACAATACAACAACAAGACATACAGCTTCTGGTTTTTCATGGGATTTTTATATGACAGGAAGTGGTGGAAATGCTTTAGTAGGAAGCATGAAAACAAAGTTTGGAAAATTTGCAGTTAAATCGGGAAGCCAAGTAACAATTGGAGTTTGGGTTTATCCTGGTACAAGTGCAGGTAAAGGAAAATTAATTCTTGATACAAATCCTACAATGGGTTTAACTGAACAAAGTGCAGTTTCAAGTTCTCATGGAGCATGGGAACAATTAACATCTTCTTTTACACCAACTGCTGATGGTTATGTAGATGTTAGTTTAGATGCTTATGGTGGTGGTGCCAGTCATGTCTATTTTGATGATATGACTATTACACAAGCTTAAAATTATGACTTATTCAATTACTGCAACAGATAAATCAGTTACAGGAGATTTTCTTTATATGGTTAAAATAAATGATGAAAGATGGATTAGATATACTTCTTCAGAAGAAAAAACGTTAGAAGATATTAAACCTCTTATAGATGAACTTTTAGCTAATGAAAAAGAAATAGAAGAAAATGAAAAACAAAGAAAACTTGATGAGGAGGCAAATTTAAGTTAATGGCATTACCTACAAGTACTGAAATTTTAGGTTTAGATATAGTTGATTGGAGTCTTCCTCTTGCAAATATTGATGCTACATCAACAGTTGATAGTAAAAGTTTAGATATAGTTGATTGGAGTACTCCTATTGCTATTAATTCAAACTCAGGTGGAGGAGGGGGTGGAAGTACAACTACAGTTTGGATCAATGTAAACGGTACATGGAAACAAGCTACAGTACATATAAATGTAAATGGAACATGGAAAGCAGCATCTAATGTACCTGTAAATGTAAATGGAACATGGAAAACTTCATAAAAGTAGTGCTAAAATTTATATATAAATATTAATTTTGTCATGGCTGAAAGAACTGCAGACGAAGTAGCAAAGATTTTCTCTGCTGCTGGTGATAGTGTTACTCTTATAAATAGTGTTGCTGGTCAATCTACAATTACAGATGAAGACAAGGATACATTAAAAAGAAATGTAGATCATCTTGAAATTATAAAAGCATACAAAAAAGAAGATGGTACCACTAGCATTTGGACTAGTGAAGACTTTACTGCTCAAGATGCAGCTGTTACTCTTGGTAAATCTAAGTATTAAAGACTATACTTAGTAAAGTTACACAAAAACAATGGCACACGAAGACCTTTGCACTGCAAAACTAGAAAGTTTAGGAAAAGAATTAGAAACTGTACAAACAGAATATAAAAAAATAGTAGAAGAGAGTAATACCTTAAATGAAAGGCAAAATGAATTAAGACAAAAAGCTATTGTCTGTGAACAACAAGCTATTGGATTAAATAGAGCGATAAATGAGTTAAAAGAAATTAGAGATATAAATACAGAAGTGAAAGAAGGCTAATTAATTCCGAAGTCAAGTAATACTAAAATTAAGATAGAATAATAAGTTTTGTAGGCTAAATGGCATATTTAGGACAGTCTCCTATAGTAGGAAAATATAGTCTTTGCGACGATATTTCCAGTGGTTTTAACGGTAGTACTACTACCTTTGCTTTAACAGATAACACAACAGCTTTTTCACCAGGAAGTGCAAGGAATTTACTTGTTTCTTTAGGAAATGTTATTAAGAAACCTGAAACTGATTACAATGTTTCAGGTTCTAGTATTACTTTTGCAAGTGCTCCAGCAAATGGAACTGCTTTTTTTGCTCTTTCTTTAGGAGATTCTTATGCAATAGGAAGTCCTAGTGATGGAACTGTAAAACCTTCTGCTATTGCTAATAGTGGTGATTTTGCATTTCCAGCTGATATTAGATTAAAAGATGGAGATGGATCTCATTATGTAGGTTTTCAATCACCTAGTACTGTTAGTAATAATATTGTTTGGACATTACCTTCTGCAGATGCTGCTACTTCTGGTTATGCATTAGTTAGTAATGCAAATGGTGTACTATCTTGGAGTGAAGCAACTGCAAATATAATTAGTGATGCTAGAGAGAATACAGTAGCAGGTACTAATGCTGGTTTAGATCTTGATACTGATACTCATAGAAATACTTTATTTGGAAAAGATACTGGTAAATCAATTAATGCTGGAGATGATAATACTGCTTTTGGATGTCAAGCTCTTAAAAATAATACTAGTGGTTCCGATAATGTTGCATTTGGTTCAAATGCTTTAAATGCAAATATTACTGGTGATGGTGGATGTGCTTTTGGTTATCACGCTTTAGCAAATAATACTTCTGGTAATAATAATATAGCTATTGGAGAAGAAGCTGTATATTCTACTAATACAGGTGATAGTAATCATGGCATAGGTTATAAAACATTATATGCTAATACTTCAGGTAGCTTTAACCAAGCTATTGGTTCACGAGCTTTAACTACTAATACAACTGGACATTCTAATACTGCTATAGGTGAACTAACTTTAGATGCAAATAATACTGGATATGAACTTGTTGCTATAGGAAAAGATGCTTTAGGAGCAAATACAACAGCTAGTCATAATGTAGCTGTAGGAGTTGAATCATTACAGATGAACACAACAGGAGATTCTCATGTTGCTGTTGGTAAAGAAGCATTACGTTATACAACTACAGGTTCTGGAAATACAGCAGTTGGGATGAAAGCTTTAAATGCTAATACAACTGCAGGTTTAAATACAGCATTAGGTTATTTAGCTGGTGATTCAATAACAACAGGTAGTAATAATATTTGTATTGGTAATAATTCAGATGCGAGTGCAGCAACAGTTTCTAATGAAATAACTTTAGGTAATTCTTCTATTACAAAATTCAGAATTCCAGGTCTTAATTTTAATATTAAAGATTCAACTGCAACTCCTAACTACGTTTTGACAGTTGATAATAATGGAGATGCAGGATGGGCTATTGTTACTTCAGCTTCATCTGATGCTCAAAATAATACATTAGGTGGAAGTGGTGCAGGAGCTAGTTTTACTAGTACTAATGCAATAGATAATACATTATTTGGAAAAGATGCAGGTACATCTATAACAATTGGTGATTATAATACTGGTTTTGGTTCTTTAGTTTTAGATTTTCTTACAACTGGTGAAAAAAATGTAGCTATTGGTTATAACTCTATGGGTTCAGCTACTACGGCTACTCAATCTGTTGCTATAGGTCATGAAAGTTTAGATTCACAAACTACTGGATATGGAAATGTAGCAATAGGATATAGAGCTTTAACGGGTTCTACTGGAGGACAACGAAATATAGCTATTGGTTATAATGCAATGTCTAGTGGAATTTTAACAAGTTCAGGAACATTTAATATAGGTATTGGTGAAGGTGCGTTAACTAGAATTGCAAATAATTCTGCTTCTAATATTGCAATAGGTTTTGAAACGGGATGGAATGGTGTCAATATGAGTACTAATATTTTAATAGGAAATTCTATTTTTAGAGATCCTACTGGTACTACTACAGCAGGATCAAATGTTTTAATAGGTCATGGTGTTGCTACTGCAGGAACAACATGTGAGACTAATGTAGTAGTTGGTGCTAATTCTTATGAAGATTTAACTACTGGAGATAATAATATTGGTTTAGGTTATCAAGCAGGAAGAAATACTACTAGTGGAGATAAAAATATATTAATTGGTGTTCAAGCAGGATATACTCAAACAACTAGAAATAATAATATAGCTATTGGTTATAAAGCTTTTTATAGCAATGATAATACCTTTGGAACTATAGCTATAGGAACAGAAACATTAACTAATTATATTGGAGTTTGGTCTACTGTAGCTATTGGTCATGAAGCTTTACAAGCTTTGACTGATGCTTCTGAATGTACTGCTGTTGGTTATTCCGCTGGAAAAAGAGCAACAACAGCTGATAGCCTTACTCTTTTTGGTAATATGGCTGGTGAAGATATTACTACAGGAGATAGCAATTCGTTTTTTGGTAGATATGCAGGAAGAAGTATCACTACTGGTATAAGTAATATAGCTTTTGGTAATACAGCTTTAGATCAAGGTACAACATCTAGTTATAACATTGCTATTGGTACCAACAGTTTATCTGATCCTTCAGTGGGAAATACTAATATAGCTATTGGTTATAAGAGTTTACTTAATTGTGAAAGTGATGGAAATGTAGCAATAGGACATAGATCAGGAGATTCAATTACGACAGGTACAAATAATGTAATTTTGGGAGGTGTAGCTATATCGAATTGGACAGGTAATAATCTTGTTGCTGGAGATTATAATTTTATAGCATGTGGAGCTTTAAATGGTACAGCTACTTATTCAGGAGATAATGGAATATTTATTGGAAGTCAAAATCATAAAGATTATGCAATCACAAGTGGCTATGCAAATATTGGTATAGGAGATAGCGCAGGAGCAGCCGCAACAACTGCAGTAGAAAGCGTTTATATTGGTGTATTTGCAGGAGATTCAGCTACAACAAATACAGGTGGTGTAGCAATAGGTCAAAATGCAGGTTGTGGTACGACAGGAAACCATAATGTAGGTATTGGTTTATATGCAGGAGATACTTTAACAACAGGATCAAATAATACTTGTCTTGGTAATTATGCAACTCCAAGTGCAGTCACAGTTTCTAATGAAATAACCTTAGGTAATAACTCAATAGCAACTTTACGTTGTAATGTACAAACTATTAGTTCACTATCTGATAGACGTGATAAAACAGATATCAATAGTTTAAATTTAGGATTAGATTTTATTGATTCTCTTTCTCCTGTTAAATTCAAATGGGAGACAAGAGATGGTAACGGAAAAGATGGTTCTTACGAAGCAGGATTTATAGCACAAGATTTTCAACAAGTACAAAAGGATAATGATGCTGATTATTTAGGTCTTGTTATGGATGAAAATCCAGATAGACTTGAAGCTTCTTATGGCAAGCTTGTGCCAATCCTTGTAAAAGCAATTCAAGAATTATCAAAAGAAGTTAAACAATTAAAGAAAGCATAAAAATTATTATTAGTTAAGATAATAGAGTATATAACTTTTTAATTATGCAAAAAATAATTAATGTACTTTCTATTGCGTCTTTTGTTGTATCTACTTCCGTTGTTGGGACTGGTATTCTTATATATGCGAATAAGGATTCAATAATTGAATCTGCTAAAGAAAAAATAATGAAAGAAGTAAGTTCTCTTGCTGGTAATGCAGTTAAAGATATGCTTCCTTCAACTCCTGCTTTACCTACAGAAACAGGTCCTGTTGTCCCTGGTGCAGGTTTTGGAATACCTAATTTTTAATGTCTTTAATTAATGAAATTGATGTTAATAATATTGAAAATATAAATATTAATAAAGAAAAAATTTTTAATTATAATATTCAAAAAATTAATACTAATAATAGTCTTCCACAAGCACCGCCTGTAACTTTACAAATAGGTTCTCCTATTATTGAATTACCTGGTTGTGTTAAATATAATATTTCAAATAAAGAATCTAATGAATTAGTTAATGAAGACGAAAGAGGCAATCGTGTTTTATGTGATGCAACGATGCCTAGTTATGATCCAATGAACTATACAGCTAGAGATTTTTTAGAAACTAAACCTGCTGAAATACCTTTTGTTCCTTTAGATAAAAATGAACCATTTGAAAATAATATTAAAAATTTACCTCCAGTAAATACGGCTAAAATAATTTGTCCCCCAAATGACGCTCCTATAGTCGGTTCTAAAGTTGAAGGTAATAAAGAAATAAGTGGTTATGAATTAAAAAATGGTCGTTGTATAACTCTTTACGATGAAATTCCTATTGTTGAACAAGTTATAGATGCATTACCTACTGCTGGAGCAGTTACAGCAACAGCATCTATTGCTCTTGTGGCAACGACATCGGCAGTCCTAGCAAAGCCCCTGGCTGACGTGATTCTGAAGGCGATAAAGCCTCTGATAAAGACTTCAATGAAGAAGCTTCAGAAACTGCTTGGGAAGAATCCAGAGAAGATAAGTCGTTCTGAGATTGTTGCAAATCAGTATCGTCAGAAGAAAGATTTACCTCCTCTGAAGAAGAAGAAGGCGAAGAAATAGAGTGTTGATGTTGTGGTATAACTCCATGGGGGTTAGTAACAACAATATCTTGACAAATCTTGAAAGAGGAGCTGGAAGGATGGAAGGATACTCCAAGTCTTTTTTGCTCAGCACAATGTTTAAGTCTTGCAAATTCAAAGTCTAATCGTTTATTAGCTAATATTTGTTGCGTTAATTTTGTCTGTGTAGATGCAGCTCTTAAGCAACCCTCATGATGACGTTTATCTAATGGAATAGATATAGTTGCACTTAAACCTAATGAGATATTATTATTTGCTTTTTGTCCTGTTCTATTAGGAACATGATATAAAATTGAACCTGGATTATTTAAATTTCCATCATCATCTGTTGTCATGTCATAGACAGGAGAATCATATGAACTTTCATAAGGATCTTTCCAAGAATTACTTCCAGTTACGAACGGTGTGACATTTAGCGTAGGACCCTGACACGACACTCCACTTCCATAAGTATTAGTTATATATGGACCTTGCAAAACCTGAATAGCTTGATTTGTTACTGATCCAGATGAATTAGCAACAGGAGCAGCAGAAGCACTAACTCCACCAACACTTTCTGCACGAGTACTTTGTGGAATTAATAGAAAAAAATTAATTAAAACTAATAAAAAATATTTTATTGACTGAAGGTTGAAACGGTGTCTGTCACTGACGTTATGTCGGTAGTACGAGTTATTATTGTCTGAGATTTCATCCCTGGTTGGGAAAGAGTAGAAGTAAATTGCCATGCTTGTGTTGGATCTACTACTGTGAAATTAGGCATACTATTAGCATCTAATCCAGTCCAAGTTGTAGTTACATTATTAAGATTTTGAGTACTAGAGCTTGCGGGAGGTAAAAGACTAGGAGCATCTGTATTTATATTATTACCTGTAACTGTCATTTGCCAACCAGTTTGATATTCAATCACGTTAATTGTTTCTGCTACTTTACTTATTGTTTCCGTATGAGAAGTCATACTTCCACTTTGAAAATTTGGCGTGACGGGAACAGCAAATAAAGGAGATGGATATAACAAAAACAGCAGTAAAAACCGCTTCATGACTTCAATCTACGGTAATAGTACTCACAAATTGTCCAATAGCCGTAGTGCCACTGCCTCCAGCAGTTATTCCAATCAAAGATTGTGAATCGATTGTACCTGCAAGATTCCCAGCATGGCCTCCCGCTTGGGTCGTAACTTTTCCAAAAGCTGGCATGTCTGCGACACTTCCACTGGCAACATCCACGCCTGAACCTATGGCAGGAATAGCGTCTCCTTGAGTCCAGGTTTCGCTGAAACTGAAGGCTTGACCGTCGTTGTCAATATCGTATGTTCCAGCTTTCATGGTTGCCGCTGCTGTTGCACTACCAGCTGTTAAACCTCCAAATACATCGCTATTACCTGAACCAACTTGGACGTTTGTGCCTGTTACAACGTAAGTTGAACCGATTCTTTCACTAACAGTCGCAGCTCCTGAAACAGTTAATTGAGTTGAACTAGCTAATGAATGAATTAAATCTGCTTTGACTGAAATAGGAGCAAATAAAAACAAGAAAAAAGTTATAAATAATTTCATTAAGTTATATATCGTTTCTAATAGTCTATCAATATAAGTTTTTATTTTAAAGTGACATATTTATAAATAGGCTTTAGAAATATTGGTTGCAAATCCTATTAATGTTACACCAGCTGCAAGAACTGCAGCAGCACCGATTACCCATTTTTCTACAACTTTAAGACGTTCACGTAATTCTTCTTGTTTTTCTTCTAATCTTTCTATTTTTAAAGCTTGAACTACTAAACGTGTTTCTTGTGAAGCATCTACAGCAAAGTCACGAGCATGATCTAATGGTTCAGTCATTTTTAATATTTAATCTTCTTTAATAATAGATGTAATTGCATGAGGATGCTCATGTAAATAAGAATCATCTTCTATTGCGACATGTTCAGCATCCCAGCAACTTTCTGCATATGTACATAAATCATGATTATCATTTTGAGAATCATGATAAGTAACAAGATAATGTTTAATCATTTAATTAAATGCATACCTTGTTAACAATAACAATTACATTCGTCTTATTTTTTTTAATATTGTCTTTCCACGATGTAACGCTCTACGGAGCATATTTTCTTCTTTTATAAAATCTAATGTTATATTTTTTTTCGAATGATACTGCCAATTAGGAACATAAAGTGGACTGTTCATAAGAAAACCTCCTTAGTTATTTCCTCTTTAATTTTACATCTGGTAGTTAGAATCTTTACTAGGTGTTTCTGCCTTAATTACTAAAGGAGCCTGTTCAATTCTTATAGTTTGTACAGCAGAATTAGCAGCAGCTCTTGTTATCATTTCTTCCATATCTTTCTTACTTACTTGTCCATTTTCACCATTCATTTTCATAGTTCCATCGCCTTTTTTACTCGCTGTCTGAATGCCAAATCCAGCCAAAACCCCCGTGAACACTGAAGCTATGAATGTTGGATCAATTTTCTGGGAGGGTATTCCTGGGATAGAAACGTAATTTAATGTCAATATTCCGCCCGACCAAATCAACACTCCAAGGCGTACAAATGTACTAATGATTTCAGCTTGTTCTTCTTGATCTGGAAGTATTGCATCTTTTACTTTTTCAAGTACATTTTTTTTCTTTTCATCCTTTTTTTCCTCTAGGGTTTCCACATTTTTCTTTTCTACCATTTTAATAATTAACTTCTATTGATTAGTATAAGATTATGACATTTAATAAAAACAAAAATATAACAGTTAATATGTGCTATGAATTAAAAGGGCATAGAGAATGTTTAACGTTAAATAAATACGATGCATTAAATTTACGTAATCATATTAATAATGAAAAAGGAGCAGTTTGGTGGTTTACAGCTATTTAAGCTTCTCTAAAATAAAAGAAACATTTTAATTCATCATTAATTTCCCATTCATTACTTTCATTTTTTAAAAACCATTTTTTCCAAATTTTAAATTGTTTTTCTGGTAAACATGATTCACAACGTAAACTTATTGAATCACCGATAGGAATTTCTTTCATCCAATCACGAACCTGGCGGATAGCAATTGCTTGAGTTTTAGGTCCAAACTTACCTGTCATAGATAAATTCAATAGGCGGACCCGACGATTTTTTTTTAGAGTTGTCCAATCGTTGAGTTGTCTGTTGCTTTTGCTTATTGCCATGCTTGCGAGCCAAACGTAACCGCTTTTTGTACGTAGCCATGGAAATAGTCTCATCTTCAAAATATGTTTTCCAATACGCGTCGTCGCTAATTTCTTGTTCCGAGCAGTTCTTAGAGTCATCATTAACAGTCATACATTTTAAATTGCTGTAAATAAGGAATTAATTCAGCATCTCTTTTAAATTTAACAGTTAAATTTTGTTCTTGTATAGATAAATGATTATCTTTCCAATTTTCATATTGGTCGTCAAGTATTTTAGTATAAAGATTAGAGTCCATATTAATTAAGGTTTAGTTGTTAATGGAATAAGAATAGAAGGAAATTTTTCATATGCTTGTCTTTCTCTTGACCATGCAGTTTCCCATTCTCCTAATGAATGTTCATGATCTTCAGCTCCAGTATATGTAGCACTTGTATCACAAATAATATCGTCTTGAGAAAGAGTATTTTCAAAAATTAAACGATCATAGTCTTCAGTCAATAAAACAGGAAATGGATCAGCCATTTCTATAACTATACCTAAAGCATAATTAAAAGGTATATTAAGAGTACTAGATACACAAATTAAATATTCACCAATTTTTAAAGGATAATATCTAGAATCTCCTTTATCTAAACGTCTTGCATCAAAATTATTATATAAATTAGATCCAGCAGCCATTATAGTACCAGCATATGGAGTATATACATCACCATTTGATGTTGTTTTTATACTATCTTGATCAAAAATAGCTCTTCCTTGAATAGGATTTTTATTTAAATCATATGCTGAAACTGTAAACCATTTTTCCCAACCACCTCCTTTTGTTAATATTATCCAAGCTTCTGTTTTAAGTTTAATTTTAAACCAATGATTAAGAGATCCTCCTCCATACCCTCCTGTAATAGGTTTATTTTTTCCTCCTAATTCACCAGTTAAATAACGTATGGATGTCTCATCGAAATCACCAAGTAATAAAGGATCTGAAGCTGATCTTTGTCTTTGAGTAACTTGATTTCTAGCCATTATAACTTTAGGACATTATCTTATCCTTCATCATAATCGGGGCTATCTTTAACATATAAAGGATTTTCAATAGTTTTTTGATATTTTTCTTCTATTATTTCATTTTGCCTACTTAATAATTTTGCTTTACTTATCCTCATTAATTTTTTTGCTTCAAATTTAATAGAAAAAGGTTTAATTTTTTTTGGATAAGATTGACGATTCCATTTAGAAATCATATGCAGAGGATTAAGACACCAAGGATTATTACATAAACGAGTAACAAAATTAGAACCTATATCACCCCAAGCACAGTTATAAATAACTTTGTGAGGTGTTGTGTTCTCTGATTTTTGACAAGTATATTGTGAACGGTATGAAGGAAAACAAACTCTATGAGGTGCTCTTTTACCTGGAAGATTAACTTGCCAGCATTCATCAAAGTTTTTAATATCAATGTTATTCCATAATCTTTGGTACTTAGTTTTATAATCTGTATGTAAATAATTAATATCAAAACCACATATATTAGATTTAATTTTTTTTACACAGTGATAACACCAATGTTCTTTTTTATCTCTAATAACATGACCATGTGTACATGGAAAACCAATATAATATCTTTTTTGATCTAATTCAGCTTTAGAAAGCTTATCGATATTATGAATATATCTAAAATTAGTATCTAACATTTGTAAAATAAGAAGGTTTTAATTCTAGTCTGTTATCTTTATTTCGGTTAGAAAAATGATGTTGAACACCATGTCTATCTGGAGATTCTTTAGTTCTTAAATAATAAACAATACGATGAGCTTGGTAAGATTCATTATCTACAAAAACAGTATAGTAACCCGTATTTATATTTTTCTTTCCTACAGGATCTCCTTTTTTATTTCCTGCTTTTTTAATTCGCCAAATTAAACCACTTGGATATTTATTAGATAATTCAAATAATTCTTCTAATCTCCAAAGCATTGGCATAGGTTTGTAATTACGAGACATGCAAAGAAACCAAGAATGAATTTAAAATTTCTTATATATTAGTTTAAATTACACTTTTATTCTTGGTTATGTAATATTTTTTTAAAAAACAAGAAATGAAAATGTAATTTAATCTATGCTTAAGAAAAAAATAACTCATTCTGGGTTTTTCTGCACACGTCCGTAATCATCTTTAATACGTACAATGTCGTCTTCAGAAATTTTTTCCCCAAACTGGACTTCTATAAGAACTAAGTCTGTTTTATCTGCTTTAATTCGATGAGTTCCTTTAACAGGAATATGAATACATTTACCAGTTCTAGCTATTTGCCATATACCATTAGCAAAAACTTCGCCTTCTCCTGATGCAATAATCCAAGTTTCACTTCTATGGTTATGATATTGAAGACTAAGTTGTTGTCCTTTTTTTACATTAATAATTTTGGCAAGATAGCCAGGTCCTTGGAATAAAGCTTGCCACCAACCCCAAGGACGAAAAGTAATTTTTCTAAGCATTACCTATTTTCCTCTTTTTACGAATTTTTTTCTTTGGAGAAACTTTTTTAATTGAATGATCTACACCTTTTATAGTGTCTTCAAATACTCCTGCAAATTGAGAACCAATTGTTTCCCAAGTAAATTGTTTTTCTAATACTCGTTCATAACAAAGTTCAGCTGTAGCTTCTAGTTTTTTTGGATTTTTATATAAATCATTAAGTATTTCAACTAGATGTTCAGTAGAAGGACAAGGCATTTCTCTTCCATAATTTGTATCAGTATCTATATGATCACATCTAATTAATTGACCATAACCTTCAAAGATTTCTTTACAAGAAGTATGACCTGGAACAACTTGAGCTATTTTGCAAGCTGCTTGTTCAAAGCTGACTAAACCCCAACCTTCGCCTTTACATGTGTTAATACCTACATCAGCAGCATTATAAATAGTATTTAAAGTTTCAAGTTCTACACTTGGAGGTCCATCACAATTTGAAGTTAATATTATTCGATTATTAGCATCAAGTTTATTTCTTTTCATTTCTCTTTCAAATAGTTGCATAACATCCCAACCTTGATCTTTTTTACCCATATGTAAATATAATTTTGTATTTGGTTTATCTACTGCAAATTTTGCAAAAGCTGAAATTGTTATATCTATACGTTTACGGAATTGATTTCGATTTCCATTAAATACAATAAATAAATTTTCATCTAAACCCAATTCTTTTCTGGCTTTGTTTTTATCAACAGGATAAAATTGCCCTGGTGTTACTCCATGAGGAATGACAGCTATTGGTTTAGTGATTCCTCCTTGAATAAATTCGTAAGCACCAAATTGAGTATAAGAAATGACTCCATCCCAATCATTAGCTGTTTCATCCAAACAACCAACCCAACCATAAGAATCCATTGGAGAATAACCAATAAATTTAAATTTTTTCTTTTTATGAAAATCTTTTATTTGTCTGTATTGTTCATTAATAATCCACATATCATTAATAGTAAATACTAAATCAGGAGCTTCTGCTTGAACTATTTCTCTAATCCTATTTTCTCCAAAAGGAGCTGTTTGGAATCTATTAGATGAAGGATACATCTTATATTTTTTTTGAAGAGGATTAGGATCTCCCCACCAATTATTAGCTAAAACAACAATGTTAAATTTTTTACTTAAATAAGGAAGAACATTTTCTGTTACACGAGCAAATCCAGTTTTTGCAGCGATATCACCACACCATAAAAGCTTAGGTTTTTTTGGCATTACATTTTTATTTTCTAATTTAAATATACATATATTAAAGAAAAAATGTAATAAATAATTAAACTTCTTCTATTTCTTCAACTTCTTTTTTATCAATAATGTCACCATATTCTTTTCTCCATTTTTCTTTATTTAAACCAACTTCAATAATAGAAGGATAATCAGAATACTTTTGATCAGAAGAACGACAAGATATATTTTTTACTCTCATGCCTCTACGATCTTTAAATTTATAAATATTTAAACGAAGTTGATGGATACAAACATCCATTAATAGAGTTTCAAATCTACTACGACCAAGAATATTACTATTAGATCCTCTTGAAAATTCGCAATAACTTGCATAAAGCCATTTGTCCCAAGAGACATAAATATTACTAGAACCTGGTTGAGAATTTTTAGCTAATCCAACAGGTGCTGAACTTCCTGGATCAAAGATTAAACAATGATCCATCCAATCCATAATTTGATTTGATTTTAATATTTGTTCTCGATGATGTTTGGCAAAGAATGAAACTTTTTGATTTGTTTCCATCAGATATTCACGCATATCTGTTTCATTCATATCTAATAGCCAGTTCACCAATCCTGGAAGTAATTTAGCGAAATCACCAAATGGATTACCGCTATCATCCATATCAATTAAGGTACGTTGTTGAGCTGAACTACCAGTGAAAGGTCTATCAAAAGGAATAGTAAGACGACGACGTGCAAGCCCAGATGTAGGATCTGTCGTTTGTATTGGTTCATTTGCAGTTATCATTACCAACCCATTAAATTTAAACGGCTTTAATGAACCAGATTGAAATTTACGTTCATTTCGAATTAAATCACGACCAGTAATTGCTTTTAATACTGATACTGAACCACCATATCGTTCAACATCATTGAATAAAAGTAATTTCTTTTTATATAAATTAGCAGTTTCAAATCTACTTTTTTCTAAATGATCAAGAGAAGAAATAATAGCATTTGTATCACCGACTAAAGCATGTGCCAAATTGGAATATGTGGATTTACCTGACTTACCTGGACCAACAATTTCTACAAACTTTTGTATATCTGAATGACTTAATAGAACAGCACGTAACCATGCTCTAAGGACTTGTACACGTCCCCAACTATTATCTTGTACATGTTTTAACCATTTAATAATTGGTTCACATGTAGCACTTGCATCATATTGATAAGGAAGTTGTTGAGTCATATACATATCTTTTCTAAATGGAATTAATTGTCTTGTTGCAAGTTCTAATATTCCATTTGTAAATAATAAGTAATCATTTCCTTCATACCATTCGTCATGTATTAATGTAATTCTTAATTGTTCTAAGACATCATTAACTAAATTCATACTGTACCCATTAGGTAACAGTTGATCTTTTAATAGTTCTAATCTAGATTTTATTTCTCCTTTTGTTTCAGTATCTGATAAAGCAGACCATAAACCTTCAGAACGATAATTATAATTAAGGAAACAGTCTTGAGCTTGACTGTATCTTAAACATCCGTCATAAGACTGAATTAAAATATTTGCAATAATATCTGAAGAAGGATTACGAGGTTTTTGTTCTTTTCCTTTATTAATTGCTGGTGCTATTTTTCTTTTATTAACTACTTTTGGTTCTGCAGAAAATGAATCAAATTCAGATAACATCATTTGTAATTCCTCTAAAGTTTTTTCGTCAATTTCTCTATTAATCACTTTATGATCTTGAGAAGGTTGCCATCCATATTCTTTTGCATGATGAATTAAAGAACCAAGAGTACGTGCTCCACCTTTATCAAAAGATTTCCAACGTTTAATGCATTCACCAGCTTTATATTTTTCAGATTGTTTAGACCATTCATCCCATGTATCTAATAATGAATCATCTAATGAATGAAGTGATTGTCCAACTGTTATCCAAATATCATAATCATCACAAGCTTCTGGAGGCATAGCCCACATTGCTTCTGTAGCTAATTGGATATCTCTTTCTAAATTAATTTCTGCATTAACAGCAAAACCTGGACCAACAATTCGAGTTTTTTCTGTAGCTGGAATACCTTGTTTTACATTTTTATTAATAATGCAATTTAATATCCAATCAGGAAGTTCAGGCAAAGAATCAATCCATTCAAATCCTTCATCTTGAGCTGTATAGTACCCTTCAGTGTCAGGATGCAAACCCATCAAAACACCTTGATGCTTTTTCCAAAGGATTTCTAATTTTTCTTTTTCTGTTTCAGCATGCCAAGTATATTTATTACGAACAAAATGCTTATGTTTTTCTCGATCTAAACGATATAATTTTCTTTCTCTACCTATTTTGCCACTAAGAATGGTTAATGTTTTTGGTAGAACTTTATCAATTTCTCCGTCTGCTAACCCTTCGATAAGGTTATAAACACTAGGACCGTCAACATCAACCCATACCAAACCATAAGGGAGATTAAAAACTGGACCTGATAAAAGCCCGATGGCTTTACATTGTCCTGTAAGAATTTCAGTTTCAATTTCATGAACACTACACGGTTTATTTTGCCAACCAATAATATAAGGATCTTTATTAGCTCCTAATGGAGTCAAAGGCCATTCTTTGGAAATAAGATCAAGTTTTATTTCTCCAGGTTTTAATGCTTGTGTTTGTTTTGTCATTGATGTTGATTGTTAGAAATGATTACATTAAATTTCCTATTTGGAAACATGTCTTCTTTTAATAGCGTAAATGCGTGATGATGCATTTGTGTCGGCAAATGAAAACAATCCCCATCTGTCGCATTTTCCATACGAGTTTTAAGGGTATTCATCCACTCGCCAACGGAAACTTTTATTTCCATTGGAAGCTATTTTTGGGTGTTCTATTATCCTAGTGTGAATAATTCGAAATGAAATAATTCAAAACATTAAGGTTAGATTTTAAATCGAATCAGGATCATAAACATTACAATTATCTATTTGTTTATAATATTCAGCTACAATTTTTAACCAATCTACATGTAATTTATCAAGAAACCTTCTTGATATTTTAAATACTTGTGTACGTAAAGGTGTTGATACTAATATGGCAGCTTGATCAACTTTAACGTCTAAAGTTTGTTGTATAGCAAGATCATATGCTGCTAATTGTTTGCAAGTTTTTTTAAATTTCATATAACCACCTAAAAGATCTCTCCATTCTTGTGAGCCTTTTTCATATTCTTTAGGCCACTTACGACTATAAGGTTTAACACTTGTTTTTAAATCAGCAAGAGTTAATTTATCTTCTACAAATCCAATTATGTCAGGAGCACCAGCCCATGCACGTCCTTCTTCATCAGCTCCCCAGACACGAGCTACATCATCAGAACCCATTGTGAAATTAAAGGATTCTAATACTGGTGATTCTGCCCAAAGTACATCACCAAATTGATCAAGAATTTTTGGCATACCTGACCAAAACTCTGCATAATCTTCTTTTATTTCAGGATCTTTATCACCTTTCAAATATTGTTCCATTCCAAAATGAATAGCTGTACCTCTTTCAGCAGCTTTTTCTTTTACACCTGGATTTGCTTTAGACCACATTTCTAATTTCTTTTTATTTTGTTCAGAAGCAGTTTCAGAAATTATGGTTGTAACAGAAGGAGCTGGTCCCGTAAATAAAGGTGTTGTGTAATGTCGTTTACCATTAAGAGTTATACGAGCAGCTGTTTTATTAATATCTTTCATCAAGTCATCATTTGAGACTTGAGTAGGTTCAAGAATATTAGTTTCTGTCATTACAGCAATATGTATTACATATAAGTTATCTACTCTGTCAAGTATAGGAGAAAAATTATATTTTTTATTGCAAATTCAAAAAATTAGTTATACTCAAAAAGGTAATTAAAAAACAAAAATGACTTTTTGGAACGAATATTTCAATGATATATCTCAAGAATTAGGAGGAAGATCAGATAGTTTTAAAAGAATTTTTAAGTATTTAGATGGTCTTAAAGATAAAGAAATATTCATTGTAGAGACAGGCTGTTACAGGGAAGAGGACAATTATCGAGGTGATGGTTGTTCTACCTTATTATTTGATAATTATGTAAAACACCGAGGAGGAAGTGTTATATCAATTGATATTAGTCCTGAAGCATGTGAACTTGCGAAAAGTACAACAAGCGATAAAGTTGAAGTTATTTGTGGTGATTCAGTAGAAGAATTAGGTTATTTAGAAGGTAAAGTTAATTTGTTATACCTAGATTCATTTAATATTACAGATTGGGGAAATGATTGGGAATCATCTTCACATCACTTAAAAGAATTATTTGCAGCAAAAAATATTATTAAACCTGAAACTTTAATTGTTGTAGATGATAATTTAAGAGCCGCAGATGGCAGACTATTAGGGAAAGGTAGGCTTATTGGAGAATTAATGGATGCCTTACATTTAAAACCGTTTATAGATGAATACCAGATAGCATGGATTTGGAAAGAATAATAATTTTTATTATTATGAGTTGGAAAAATAGTAAAAAACGAATACGTAAAAACAGAGAAAAATTAATAAACCATAAAAAAACATTAGCTTGTAAAGTTTGTGGTTTAGAAGATTATCGTGTTTTAGAATTTCACCATCTCGCTGATAAGAAAAATAATATTTCTCGTATGGTAGGCGTAGGTTATAGTTGGAAAAATATTCAAATAGAACTAGATAAATGTGTTCCTTTATGTAGTAACTGTCATCGTATCGAACATTGGCAAGAAGTAGAAGCTATTTGATCTATTGGATGATAGACCTCTACAGCTGCATTACATTTAGGACAATCAAAAAAACTAATCATGTTATAAAGTTCATGTTCTGGAAAATCTATATTGCTTGATATATTAAGTGGAGTACCACAAAGATAACAGTTCATTTAGCTATAGCAGCTTGATGTGGTGAATCTGCTTGAGTAATATTAAATGAAGTATCGAATTCTTCTATTACAGGTTTTTTTAATTCATCTAAACAAATATCTTCACATTCTTTATCATCAATAGCACATTCAGCAGAACAATTTAAATATTGATCTACTGGGTCAGCATTAGAGACATTAAAATCTTGTGCTATTTCTTCTTCAGGTCTTGGAATTTTTTCTTCAACAACATTATCTGAACATTGTGGTAAAACAATTTCTCCATTTTGTACTTTTTGTATAAATTCTATGCGTTCAAACCACATATCTCTTTGTGCTATACCTGCTTCATTTAAACAAAAATCATGCCATAACCCAGTGAAGAGACCATGCATTGGATGATCAGGATTATCTCTTCCTGCACATCTATACATATGGTTTTGAAAAAATACTCTACGGTTATTTTCTTCTCTCCATTCAGGAGTAGCAAATTGATCAACTTTGTTTGTCATTTTCATCTATAGCTATAAGAGAAGTATAGACGTTTTTTACATTAGGATGAACGTCATATAGACATTCATGTAATTCAGATTCAAGAAATTTAATAAATTCTTCTTTAGTCTTTCCTTTGAAAGGATTGTATTCAACTTTTAAATCAACAGAAAAACTTAACGTGAGTTCAGGTATAGGTATAGATTCCATTAATTCTCAATCATTTTCTCTAAATTATGTACTTGGTTTTGTCTGTAATATGCCAAGCGTTCTTGAATGAGGTTGTAATAGTTAATAGCACCATCAACCATTTCTTCTGGTTGCATACTTCCTGCTAAATTTTGATTAGCAAGCATTGCAGCTGTTAATACAGTTACACCCCATTCAATTTTACTTCCAATCAAAGCCTCCAAAGGAGTACCTTCTTGGGTAAAACCAGCAATTAAATTATGAAGACTAGCTGGATCTTTCTCCATGTACTCCTTTTTCTTACTGATTTTATTCTATACGAAATTTATTCTAAATTATTTTTTTGATTATTATCTGATTCTTTTTGTAGCCAGTACCAATAACAAGAATGAGCATTATGATGATATCTTTTACTTTTTATATATCTAGTTTGATTAGCAAGCGTGTCATATATTAAATCATCTACTGGTCTACCATCAGCTTTAGCATTTGAATACTCTTTTTCTTCTAAATCCATAGTTTTAAGTTGTAAATCAAAATCTATTTCAGTATTTTTATGACAGCACATTCTTAAATGTGCATCATCTATATCAATCGGAGCTGGAAGACTCTCGAAGAAACTGTCTTGTATATAAGGATGTTTCCACGTCCATCTTGCCATTGATTCTTTTTGTTGTAATTCTGTAATTTTGGATGACTTTGATTCCATGTGGGAGTTCTCCGTCTTTGTAAGCACTGATGACTGCATTTTCATTAAGAATAAATTTTGATGTGGTTTTAGGTAAAGTTGTTCTGGAGATTTCATCTCCTCCTATTGACGTTACCACAGTTTCTATAGTTTCGATTCTTTCTTCTTTATAAAAGAATTTAACTTGATCTATAGGAGAAAATTCTTCTATTTCTTTTGTTTGTATAATTTTTAAACTATATTGTTGCCCTGGTGTAATAGCTTTAATTTTAAATTGAAAATACTTACCAGAAAAAGCATCACAATCAGAAGTTGGTGGAAAACTTCTTCTTATTTGTCTTAATAAAGTATTTAAAGAATTAAGATCATTTGTTTTTGATTTGATCTGTTGATCAATTTCAGTTTTTTCTTGTTTAAAACTATTGATAATTGTTTTTATGTTTTCTCTAGTTACATAAAGTTCATCCCATTTAGGTGAACATTCTTTTGCAATAGCAGCAAGATCAGCTTTTGCAATTTCTTGTGACTCTTTATCTAAAAGAGGAATAGTTTTAGTTAAATTTTCTCTTTGAGAAATTAACTCTTTAAAAGGCATTTCTTTTGGAGCCTTTTTAAGAAAAGAGGGAGAAAGATTAGATTGTGTCATTAAAATTGAGTTAAATTGAAGTCAGTTTAACGTCATGACTTAAAGGACGTTTAGTTATACATTAAAGTATTTATCAATAACTTCTAGTTGATCTTCATAATGTGCAATCTGATTTAATTCAGTTTGAATTGCAGAAATAATATCTGAATGTTCTCCAATACCTACTGATTCATGTAAATAGATTTCAACATTAGCTTTATGTTTTTCAATATGACCTTTAGCATGTGCTTTAAGACCATTTATTAAGACTTTACGCATAATTTTAATTTAGGAACAATAGAGCCTTCGTATGGAACGAAACCTTTCTCTAACATCCTATCGAAATAAGTCCATGCTTCCCATTGACTTAAACCTTTAATTTCTTTCCAATTTGTTATATCAGAATATAATCCTTTTTTAGTCCACCAAATTCTAAATATGCCTTTTTGGTATTGTTTAAAAGGTGGTATATAAA